CAAGCAATTCCGGGGGCCAAGACCTACTGAGTAATTTTTTCCGGTTATAGCAGTTGCAAGGGGTTCGACAAGAGTAGCAGCCGTGTCAGACGTAACTGACGCAATTTGCCCAACCATACTCCCGTCTCCTTGATACAAGTAGGCACCTGGGGTTAATTGTCCGGCATTCTGTACCCCTTCCTTGCTGTTCTTGAAATAAGTTCCGGTTCCGGTAACTGCCGTTCCAGTCACAGAAATAGTGCCGTGAGACTGCACTCCCGTAATAATTACAGGGATATTTTCCCCTTTTTGCAATACCCCAAAGATGGCGATTGCACGTTCATGAAACTTTGCCATATCAAACCTCAATCTGTTTAAGAAACTCTTGGCATCACCAATCCAACTACTTCACTCCACCAAACCTTCTTGTTTGTCTCCGCTTTACAAACCGCCTCGATAAAGGTCAATGACGAATAGTTAGAATCACCTTCAAAGGGACTCCACCCGGTATACGCCTTACGTATGTTACTCCGAGTTTCTGCCCAGTTATCCCTCAAGCAAACATAGTTTATCTCAGACACAAGGAGTTCTTGGTTCTCCAATTCCATGTATCCGTTTGCAAAAAGATTACCCTTATCCTGAAGTTGGATTCCAAGATGCCCAACATACAGACGGGGAAGTGCCTCTGTTGTGTTAATCAAGTCTACCTGTTTTCCAGGCGACACACTCACAACATACATTGTCTCGGAAGCCAGCCGGGCTACCAATACACTTTCATTATACACTTGTAACATCCTCAAGGGTTGTTATAACATCCAGCCATCCAGCAAGGGAGTTCTGTACAGAGTTTACAGAGAATGTGTACCTTCGTCCCCTACTTTCGTACCAAAACTCAGTTCCGGGGGCCAAACCCACGGCTGTTTCAGCCTTAAATATGACGCGAATAGTCTGCTTCTCGACTTCGTAAAGTGCGCTGTCTTCCACAGCCGCCACAGCCGTATACAGAAACCCCTTCAACACCCCTGTCGGAGCCGCAAATGTAAACTCGTCACCGAGGGCTTCAAGCAACACATCCCTATCTTCTAATTCATGGATACTGGCCGTCATTTCATAGCCTCTGCAAGTGCAATTTTTTCAATACGCTGAACGGCATTAGCCAGTGCATATTGCAACGGCAATCCGGGTTGTCTCCAACACCATGCAGCCATGTCTGCCAGACTAGGCCCGAAGATAAGTTTAAGTGGGTAGGGGTCGCGGGTTAACCGGACAAACATTTGGTCAGGATAGCCCTCACGCCGGTACAAGATATTCCCTTCTTTGTCCCGTGGGGTGAATCCACCGAATCCCTTTTTATTCCGCCAATTTGCCCCATATACTTTTTGCTGCCCGACTTCTGTCAGAATCCCTGCTAAATGTACCCAACCTTGTCGGCGTTTCTTCTGCCGCAAATTGCCCCAATAGTAGGATATGGGGAACAGGGTTATATTCCGGGGCTTATGTTCGTATAGAAACCCACGGGTTATAACCCTTTTAGCCATAGTTCGGTAGTTAGACGTGCGATATGTCTTATACACATCCCCAAGTTTATGCTTGTCACCGAACGTCTGCTTGACTTGTTCCCGTAAAGCAAAATGGATTTCACGCTCAGAAATAGCAATAGACTTTGCTATTTCCAAGTCCAACTTACTCCGGTTGGCCAGATGCAACACTTTACGGATGTTGTCAATCTGGCCTTGAAAATCCCTATCCTTCCGTGTGTACGGAGTAAATTGAGCCAATGCCCGCCCCTAAACTACTTAACCTTCCAAGTCACGAAGCCATTGATGTTCAAATTCCCCATCACAAACGAGGAATGGAACTCCCATTCTTCTTGGCCGGTTTTAGGATTCATCCAGTAGTTCATCCAACGGGGCATAGCCATCCAGTTTGCTTTCGGGTGCATTATACGTCCGTGGATTTTTACAAAACCACTAGACGGAATAACATTCACCCAGCCTTCTCCGATATAACGCTTACGTTCACCGGTGTTGCGGTCATGGTAAACTGCCTTATAAGTATAGATAGGCAGAATCCGACCATTACCAAAGTTAATGGTACGTTGGAAGTGCAGACTATCAACAGTGTCCAGACGCGGCAAAATGTCACGCTGAATCTGCAACAGAGTCAGGGTTTCAGTGTTTGCCGCTTCTTTGAAATGCGTCTCAATGTCAAAGTTAAACATCTCATACGCATCTTGCGACATGTGAATAGCAGTTGCTCTGTCCCATTCATCAGCCGTCTGCACCATTTTCAACACATCCTTGTACGGGGTAGCGGTGCCAGCAGTAATGTTGGTTTTGTTCCAAGTCTTCTCACCAGCAGTATACGGTGCAGACGTGGGAACAACCGGAAGTACTACTTGGGCAGAGTTCCACGGAGCCGTGACCGGATTGGTCGTCAGATTGACAGACGGAATAAGGTCTTGGGCAAAGACAGCAGCAGTAGTACCAACAGTGCGACCGAAGTCATATACATACAGCGGGTACTTCTCGGAGACCGCCCCATACCCGCCGTACAGCATAATTTCAGCAGCAACTTTCTCAAACAGATTTTCGAACCTCTGCTCTACCTGTGCTGCTTTCAGATTCCACCGCAGGGCTTTGTTAGCCAAGATATTAGGCTGACCAAACTGCTCACCCAACTGGCGAGAGTTTAACTCCTCAAAGCCGTCGGATACGAATCCTTCTTTGGCGTATGAGAAACTCAGTTCCTTATGGCCAAAAGTCGGCAACATTACCGGATCAACGTCTGCATTCGGAAGTGCAAACATACCCATGACATTCCGGGTTGCAAACTGTTGGTCAAAGTTTACGGTCTCGCGGTCAGTCGTTGACGGGGCCGGATAAAAAGATTGCAGCCAATTCGGGCGTTTGGGTTGCCCATCATTAAGAGCCTTCAGCACCCCGGACAGAATCTTCTGCGAAGTATACGGGTCAGCAAAAATCATCTCACTCATTGTTAAATCCTCAGTACATTTCGCCAGGTTTCAGGATGCCCAACTGTTCAAAGTGGGTGTTTTCGACAAACTTACGTTTCAGCAAGTCAGTGTTGGCTCCGGTGTCGTAAGCAGTACAAGCCACTTCGGTACCGTCGGCTTTAACAATCTTGTCCGTAGCAACATCCACCTTCCAAACAAGTGCCGAGGCATAGAACGACGCATGAGTATAAACTGTTGCGTCCACATCAGCAGCCGAAGCATCAACATCCATCAACAGCACACCGGTGATTTCTTGTCGGGGTGCCGTGGGGTCGGTTTCTACTCCGGGGTGTGCGATTGCTTTACCGGTAGCATCACTTGCCACAAACGAATGCTTCTTCAGCACTTGGCCCGACTTGACCGTTACGGTCTTAGTATAAGTTGGGATTGCGCGAAAGAACGTGCCCTGATAGTTTGCTTTGTCGGCATAAGCCCGAAACCCGCCATTATAGTCTGCCATTGTAACCTCCAACGGTCAAAGTTATTGGGTCAGGGATGCGAGTGCCGCATTGCCCTGCATAATAGATTCAAACGGACTCATGGCTTTTGCAGGCGCACTGTCCATACGTTCCGAAGCCGTAGGCTGTACAGCAGAAGCAACAGGCGTCGGATTCGACATTTGCATAACTTCTTTGACAGTTTCAAACATGGCAACAACAGCCGATGCGTCCGTTCCGGCACTAATTTGTTTCATGGCAATGTCAGCAGACATACCAAAGACTTTTGCCGATTCCAGAATTTCATTGCACCGGTTACGTTCAGCCGCTACTGCTTTTGCAACAGCCCCACTTGCTTCAAGTTTAACTTTTTCAAGGTCACTTGCCAGCAGTGCATTCTTTTCGATTGCTTCTTCAAGCGTCATAATTACACCTTTTTCAGACATACTGTATATGGAGGATGGAATGTGGAAAGAGTTAGTGTAGGGATACCCTTCCACAACTCCGGTTTTAATTATTTCTTCCAGGGTTATATCGTAAGAGTCTATTACTTTGTCGATTAACCCGAGGGATAATGCTTCTGTGCCTAGAACCGTTTGACCATTCAGCGTGTTGATTGTTTCTTCTGACAGGCTTTCTCGTTGTTTCGTCAACAACCCGATCATAAGACTGTCAATTTCCATGACTCTGTCAAAAACTGACAACTCCAACTTACTCGTAAGGGGTTCGTGAGGGTTGCCGAGAGCCTTGTCTTCCCGGCTCCTGATAACTTTCCAATCGTAGCCGTCCATCTTATCCTTAGCTACTTGTGAAAAGAGTGCTGACAACACCCCAATAGAACCAATCTCTGATGAGTTTGTGGCAATAATATACTGGGTTGCGGATGCCAAAACATAGCCAGCCGAACAACATGGCCCGTCAACAAGAGCCAGGGTCTTAACCCCATATTGCTTTGGCAACGACGTTATGAACTCGGCCAACCCAAAACATCCATTAACCTCTCCTCCATAAGTTGCCATTGAGAACACGAGGGTTGTTGCTCGTGCTTCAATCATATTCTTGACAGAATTTGCAATCCCTTCATACGATGTATATCCGCTGTCCCCTGCTCCGGCTTTTGCCACAAGACTTCCATGTACTTTCACAACCCCTACGTTGTTTCGCACATACGAAGATGACCCGGCGGTGTCCGCACAGTCAAAGAACTTTGAGGGTTTCTCCCCTGCAAGAAGTTTCAACGTGACATTGCTTGTTATGATGTCAAGTTTACTTTCTGCAATGAGAAGCGGTGTGTTATACAGCCGACTTAGGATACGTTCATACATGGTAGTGGTCAGGCAGAAGGCTCATGCTCAGATTGTCTCACAAAGGTTTGGATTTTGTCAAGTCAAAGTGACGTTGATTTTGCATTTGCCTCAACATTTGTAGCCTGGTTGGTGGATTGGGGCATTGCAGCAAAGTCAATCCCAAACTGTTTCAGTTCCTCCCGCCTGCGACAATCTTCAACAATTTCTTCAAAAGTGGTGTGTCTTTCCTGAAGTTTGCTTTCCAGGGTTGCCATACCATACTGGATTTCGAGAAGGTCGGCTTGTGCATCCTTCAATTCATCTACGCCGTATTGACGCGGCATCTGATACGTCGGTTCCGCAGAGCCAACATTCTTATACCGGCTTGCGAGGGCTTTGAAATACTTTGTCAGCGGGGCAAGTCCCATTGCAATAGTTTGGGTTTGGTGAACATGCTCCATCCGAACCCTAAGTTCTATTGTGATTGCCCGCAGCGTTGAGAAGTCAATGCCGGACGTATCTCCGGTGAGTTGGTGGTAGGGAACTTTGACTGCATTGGCAATTCGACGTAGTTCTGTTTCGCAGAGTTTGACAAAGTTGGCTCCAATGTCAGCCCCTTGATGAAACACTATATCTTCGTTCTTGTTTAGATACTGGACGTTTGTTCCTTGAGACTTGAACACAAGTTTATCCTTCTCCTCTTTGTCCTTGACATACGTCGGCACACCTACAGGAACAGGGTTGAGGGGATTGGTGTTTTTGACAATCCAGCTTATAGCTTGGGATGCTTTCTGCCTTGCAACAGTGGCATCCATAAGTTCATCCAACTCGTAGAGGGGGATTAAGACCGAAGCCAGGAACGGAATGCCTATGAATTGTGCTGGAATGTCACGTTGGAATATGTGTAGGATTTCGTCCGCAGGGATTTCAGTAACACTCATGCCCACAAGCGGGGGACTCCCCACTTTGTACCACATATCTTCGTATATGTTGTCCCGGAAGAAGTAAGACACTGGCCGCTTGTCCACAAAACCAATCCCATGTCTAATCATTTGGGGCTTGGTCGGAGTGTCGCCAAAATACCCCAAGTGGTGAAGTTCTGAGCGAATTGGCTCAAGTTTCAGCGGAACAGTAGAGGGGTTCCCTTTTCGGCGTATGTGCAAACGGGTAAAAGCATTACCTGTGGAGAATATGGACGAATGCCATAAGTTCTGCACATTTTCAAGTGTCCCGATACCATCCAGACAAGGGTTTGCGGCGAACTCGTCCCACATATCCTGCATCCTAAGATGATTCCTGCCTTTCGCATCCTTCCAAACAACTTTGACTGCCCCCAGATTCGTGACGTATTTGTCAAGGGCCGTTCGAGCATAGCCATTGTTGCGAATAGCATGGGCGGATCGCATTTGCAGCAGCAACAACTCCCGTGATGCAATTTGGTCAGGCGAACCATTGACAAGATTGTTTCTATCCTCTCGATAGCGTTTGGCCGCACCCTCAAAAGCCGGGGAACTCAATTCACCATACAAGAAGCTATACGGAGTAACGGGAGTTGATTCTGTTGTCATGTGTATATCCTGTGAATGTCACGAACCCAACTTACCAACAACAAGTGGCACAGACGCCCCATGTCTGTAGACCGGTGTTGATAGTTCGATGCTTTGTATCTGTTGGAGAATCTCGTCCCGGTGTTGTTTGAGCGCGACAAGTGTCACTTCCCCATATCTGTAGCGACGTGAGAAACTACCATTCCCAACAACCAATTCGAGAATCTGTTTCCCGGCTATAAGATTGCTGATGGCCGTGTTGACCGTCGTTAACTGGGTTTGCAGTTCGGCGAGTGTAAGTGTCCCGGTTGACATATTGGCCTCTATGAGTAGTAATAGCGTTCTAGACTTTCCCAGTGTTCATTTGTATAGTGCCGGATACCAGCAGCAAAACTCGCGTGCAATGCCAGTTTCTCACAGTCCATTGCCTCCTTACGTTTGCCAGGTATAAGTTTGTAGACTTCACGTACGTTTCCGTAACGGTCTTCATCAAAGATTTTACGACACGACGTACATTGTTCTTCATACTGTCCATAGGATTGGTAGTTAAACCAATGGATGTCAGTCTTATAGTCGTTGGGTCTTTCTCTTGCCAACTTTGACAAGTAGATACGTCGCAAAACTTCACTTTGGGCTTTATGTGCCCCTACTTGGTAAACGGCAATACCAATACGTTCATACAGGGTCTTTCTGACTTGTGATGTTGAACCTATGTCGAGTCCTGCCGGTTCCTTGTATATGTCGTCGTCTGAAAAGCGAAGTTCACGAACACCACGTGCAGCCATAACACCCTGGTTATGTCTCTGCATCTCACAAATCCAACGATATGTTACTTCTGTTGCATACGCTGTATCTACGCTAACATACGAAGGATAGATTGTTTTGCCCGAAGCATGTGGTATTGCCCCAGTAACAACTTCACGCTCAAGTTCGGCCCAAACGTCCGAATCCGGATTCAACACATCGCCAAAGATTTCTTTCCATGTTATGAGCCAAGAATTACCGTTCCGGCCCCATCCCCTCTTAACAATAGCAAACCTGTTGTCCTGAACATCCACACCGACAGTAACAACAAGGGCTTCCATTGGACAAACATGCTCAGGATAGTTTAAGCGCAACCCTCGCATCTCCTCAGCTTCCATCATAACTTGGCCAGAAGCATAAGGCTCCCCGCGCTTGTTATTCATGTAAGACTTCATCAGAAGTTCCTTTCCAACCGCAAGTTCCTTTTTGGCTACGATTTCGGCCTTTGCCAATTCTACGAAGTTTGAGCCGTCGAATGGGCTTAACATCTCCGAAAACGAGAACCCAAAAACTTCAGTTATCTGGGGTTTTAGCGGATGCCAGCCCTTCGAAAAGTTACCCGTGTGGTCGGTGAAACCATGGGCCTTACCTGCAACAATGTTAGCATTCTTCTGGTCAAATGTCCACTCGACCGAGCAATGCGGACAAATGAACTTGGTGGTTGCCGGGTCATACTTACCATATACTGTGTCAATGAACCGGGCCGGATACTCGTCATAACGTAAGTTTTCAAAACTTGACCCATCCATCGGCACAAGTTCATGGCAGGCATGGCACTCTGCCTTGAACACAAGATAGTTGCTTTCGCGGATTGCCTTCTCAACCCGACTTAGGTCTTTGAACGTCGGTGTGCCCCCAAAGATAAACTTTCGGCGTGTCAATGGCACGAGTTTCTGACGTTCCTTAAGGTTGGCAAACGTGTCACCCTGTCCTGCTACTTCGTCCGGGGCATCGTCTGGTTCTTCAATCTCAATATATTCAAGGTTGACAGACTTTTGGTTAACAATAGACCCTAGTGTTGCAAAGCGCAAATGTCCACCGGGGAAGTCATAGTCAAATATACTTTTGCGATTCTCTGCAATCCCAAAGTTCACCAAGCCATCCAGCACAGGACAGTTTTTCAGAAACTCTACCCACTTCTCCTTTGCAAATATCTTGGCAGCTGTACCTGTGGCAAACCCAACCAGCATTGTTGTTGGGTCAATATGGATGCGCTTTCCTCGGTAGTTGTTAATGGTTTCCGTCCATGCAATTCGGGCAGACTTCATGGCAACAATCGTTGGGATGCCAGGGTTGTCGAGACAATCGTAAACATACTCCATGTAGGGCGTCAGGTCTGGGTTAAACCTACCTTCGCCGAACGAAGTCTCCTTTTTGGTAATAATTCTGTATTTGCGTGACCACTCCATTGTTGAGACATACGGGGCTTTGTGAAACAACCGGAGTAGTTGGCCAATGAAGCCACGCTCAGATATGTTTGACAAGTCCCGTGGGATTTCAGGAGTTGGCCCCGGGTTCCCTCCTTCGCTTGCTTCAATCATACTGCCCCCACTGTAAAAGTAGGAACGAAGGGCAGCGTAGAAGATATTTCGTCTACCGGTGTGTCAAGCACATGCTGAATAAACTTCTTGGAATCTTCGTCTGCTTCTTCCATAATTGTATCGCCAAAATCTGCAAGATACCGCAAGGCTTCTTCTATTCGGGGGCGGGTAACCGGGAAGTCAAGGCTTAGTCCGACAAGTGTTTGCTTGATGAGCATTAGCAGCGGGGTATAGAGTTTGTACAATTCAGACTTAACCAAAAGTTCTTTTCGTTGCTCGGCAATGGAAAGCCATGCCTTTGTCTCATTCGCCCTGTCCGTTCTGAGTTTCTGCATAATTTGCTTCTTCACCAAAGGGTGCATGGCGTCGTCCAGCACAAACTCCCCATCTTCTCCGTAGGAAACATCTAAGTTCTTACCAGGTCTGTACCTAGCCTTGTCTCTCGCGTTCAATGGAACCCCATCTCCTCCATCCCGAATCTTTTGTTCCAACGTAGCGATGCGGGCTTCATAAGTTTTGGCTTCAGACAAACGGGTTGCCTTACTTTCCCGCAAGTTCTCCGCCAGTCTCTCCATTTCCTCAAAGGCTCCTGCGAGTTTTGACTCAAATTCCCTAATGGTTGCATGGGCTTTTGTCACGGCATTTTCATCTGCGAGCAATGCACGTTCTTTGACTCTGGTGGCTTCAACATCAGCCTCGATAGCCTGCTTCCGGATTTCGGCATCGGTTTTGATCCGTAGCTTTTCCTCTTGAAACAACCGTTCTTCTTCAATAGTTTTCAGCCGTGCCAGACGCTCCGTCTCTTCCTTAGCTACTTTTAAGTCTACAGACTTAATCATAGATTGCCGATAGGCATACATAGCCTCCCTGTAAGTCATTTCTGTCAGGGGCTTTGTACCGTATCGGCCTTGCTGGAACTCTTGGTACAACCCTGATATGTTCTGGCCCCACAAAGCAGCCAACATTGTCGGACTTACTTTATCCTCCATGTCTATGACAAATGTCGTAGGGGGAGTTACTGTATCTTCTGGGGAACTTTGAGGGGTTTCAGTGTCTAATATGTTTGTCATGTCTGTCATATTTGTCTCTCGTCTCACCACGTCATAACCTTTGGGTTGCCTTGAGCCGACACCCGTGCTATAATTCTACACAAGTCTGGCGGTAAATGCAACTGTCTTTGACCCGCAACATCTTTTGGAGTTCCTAATGGAAGCAATATCACCCTGGCAACAATTTGGTTTACCCGGCATGGTTATCGGGGCACTGTTCATAACCATTTGGATTATCGGTAAAGGCATAATCCTACGGCTTTTGGAGTTACAACAACAAGAGCGGGCAGAGTGGCGAGAAGCATTCACGGAAGCGATGGGAGAACACAATGAAGTGTTGCGTGAGTTGTCAAAAGCAGTTGGGGAGTTGAAGCAGACCCAGTGTCCGAAAGAACCCATTAACTATGTTCACATGAGGCGAGAATGAAGAAGTTATATTTGAAACTTCAAAGCCCGGTTATTGAACTCAAAGTTCAGTGTCGGGATGGCAGTGGTGCGAGTACGTCGTTTGTTGTAGGCTTCAATCGTCACGGAAAAACAGAAGCAGAAAACAGACTTAAAGCCTTCCAGGATATGTTTACTGAGGCTGTACAGACAGGTTTGCTTGACAAGTTTATCAAAGACGAGATTCTCTATGTTAAAGACATTGAGTTTGATGTCGAGGACACGGAAACTGGGGCTGTTACCCATATACTTGTGAAAGATTCCAGGAAGGAAAAGAAGGGGGATGCGTGGGAAGACGCCGACGAGTGTTTGGAACTTCTGAAATCCCTGCTCTTTGACTCGAATCCTTATGCAACGGCCATATACGGAGCCTATCCAAAAGCCCTTGTTAACGTAGACTTGTCAAACGAATTGGGAAACTAATAGAGGCAGGGGAGGCACTTGCTTATTGCAGCCTCCCCGCACCACATGCAGAAGAACAACGTAAACAAGCAGAAGACGAAGAAGCCTTAGACGCCCTTTTCAGAAGTTATGGGGACGACGGGGGCGGGCTGCCCCCAACCCCACAACCGACAGAACCCGACGAAATCGTAGAAGTACTACTGTTTGAGACAAACAAACCTATCTATGACCTGTATGTTATACTCAGGCACTATTGCAACGCCGAGTATACCTTAGACTCTGCAATACTGTTGCGGCTAATTGACGAGTTCAAACTCCCGCTAACAGATACGCTTACCAAAATCCCCTATATCCATTCCGGGTATGTGAATAAGATGCAGGATTACCATAATGGCCAAAACCGAAAACTCTTTAGTAATCAACATTGAGAGCAGACTTTCTGGGGAGGATACATACGCTCGGCTGTCAGAAAGGCTGAAGGCTCTTGGAGTTGAAGTTTCGAGGCTGAACTCTGTCCTAACTTTCAGTGAAGATACGTCAACAACGTATCGGCATAACATTGAAATGCTTGGGGAAGTTACAAGTAAGTCGGTCAAAGATATAAAGGCCGCAGTATCCGCAATCTTTGGTGACGTTGGTTGGGCACAAGATCAATTTAATCAAGCAAAAAACGCTTACACGGCCAATCTCCAGAAAAGTCATGACGAAATCCTAAGACTCACTCGCAGAGCCGCCCAAGAACGCACGCTTGCAGTAACTCAAGAAGGGGACTTGGAAGTCGCGGCTGTAAAAGCCAACAACAACATTCGCATTCTGCTCGAAGAAGCAACAAATGCGGCTTTGGAAAGGGAACGGCTGGCCCATAAGAATCGTTTGGCTGTGCTTATGGAACAAGCAGCGGTTACTGCAACCCCCGAAGCACTTGCAGCCGAAGTAGAAGCAGAAACCGCTTTGTTGCGTCAACGTGAAAAAGCAATAACCGAGACATACAAACACCACCTTGAACTTGTAAAAGACGAGGAGTCACTCAACAAGGAACTTACGAACAACTGGGAAGATTCAATCGACCTTCAAGTTGCTGCAATGCGACATGGTGTTGACAGCATCAAGTATCTTGAAGTCAAGAAAAAGAAGGACATCTTACAGATTGAACGGGAACTCGGGAAAGAACTTGTTGCTGCCCAACAAACACAAGCCCCGCAAGCAGCCGTCGAAGCAATAATAAACAAGTATCACCAACAGATTGAAGCCGTACATTTGTTGGCTGAAGAACAGATTGCTGCCCTTAAACAAGTTCAACAAGAGGAAAAGGCGGCTGCCAACAGATTCCGCATAATCCAGAAGGAACGGGCCGATGACCAGATTACGGCTGTTAAAGAAGGGATGGCCGTTGTCAAACATGGACTAGACTCGGAGGTTGTTCAGAATCTTCACGCTGCCAATGAAATCCGGCGAATCCGTAGAGATTTAGCGCGAGACTTACGGGAACTGTCAGCACAGCCTGGCCCTGAAACTGAGAATCTTATAACGCAACGAATCTCCGAAGCTACGCGGGGGATTACATCTTGGGAAGCCGTGATTCTGCAAAACCAGCGGGAAGCTGAGGCTTTGCGGGCAGGCCATGCTCAAAGATTGGCTGAGATGGCAGAATATGGAAAGAAGTCGGACGAACAGCAGCAACAACTATACCGGCTTCGTGAAATCACTGAGCGTAAGGGTGAACAGTCAATCGAAGCCGCCCAAGCCCGTTACAAACTTCGCTTTGTACAAGTTGAGCAACGGATTGACACGCACAGAAACAAACTTAAGAAGTCTTATGAAGAAGGGGTTATTGACCTTCAGACTTTTATAAATCGTTATGACCGGCTGCAAAACATAGAACTTCGGGCCAAGGATGCAACACTTAGGGCTTTGGCACGTAGAAGGAGTGCTATTGCCGTGCAAAAAGAACAGGAAGCAGACTACAAGATTGTAGAAGAAGGTATCCGCAGCCGGGAGAAAACAGAACTTGCGCGGGCAAAGGCCCATGAACAGGCACAAACAGACGTTGCCCTGTATGCCGCAAAGCAACGCCTAGATACTTTTGATGCAGAATGGCGAGCCAAAGTTGCGGCAATGCGGTCTGGCTATGAGACTCAGAAAGCGGTAACGCTGAATGGGGAGACTTCGCTGCAAGCCCTTCAAGCAGCAGCCGCCGAAAAAGAGAAAAAGATACTTCTAGACTTGGAAAAAGCCAAGGCTGAAATCCGGCAGAAGTATTACAATGAGGGCTTGGGACAACCTGCAATGCGGGGCCAGACTACAAAAGCCGTTGGGAAAGCAACAAAAGCCCTTACAGAAGCATATGCCCCTGTCCAACAATACATGGATGAACAGCGGGTTATAGATTCTTTGTTGGCGGCTCACAAGAACTTAACGCGCTCTCGCCAGCAAGAACTAGAAGAACTTGCACGTTACAATGCCCTTGTCCAGAAGTATGGCCCTGAACACCGGCTTGTCCAAGTGGAACTTGTGAACAGGAAAGAGAAAGAGGCACGTCGGCGATACTCTAGCGACATGCTTCAAATTGAACAGGACATTCAAAACAAACTTATACGAACGGATGCAGAAGCAGCGGCAAAACGCCGGGCTATCGAGTCCCACTACTACGAAACGCTTAGAGGATTGGCTGCACAACGTGACATACTGTCCCCTACGAACAATGAGTTTCACCGGCTCAACAGAGGCTTTTCTGGTCTCCTGAAATATGTTTTTGAGACTTATGTTGCGTGGGGTGCTGTAAACAGAGTTGCAACGGCTTTCTCTACAACAATCCGCGACATTATCCCAGTTGGTATCGCCCTTGACAGTGTCCGAGCAACACTAACTGCTACTATGGGTTCGGCTGCCGGTGCAGAGGCCGCCATAAATGCTTTGAACAAAGAAGCGTCCCGTACAGGCAAAAACATAAGTGAACTACGTAAAAGTTTCACAACATTCCAAGCATCTACAAGTCTGGCAGGCATATCCACGGAACGCACGTGGACTATGTTTACGAAGTTGAATGCTGTAATGACGGCTCTGCATAAGTCTGCCGACGAAACTCAGCACGTCTATCTTGCGCTCTCACAGATTTTCAACAAGTCCAAAGTTCAATCAGAAGAACTTGTCAAACAGCTAGGTAACCTGTTGCCCGGTGCCTTCGCGGCATTTGCAGAAAGTATGGGCATACTTCCGTCAGAACTCTCAAAGAAGATGAAGGACGGGATGGTTTTTGCCCAGGAAACTATGGATGGCTTCATTGACTACATGCACAGGAAGTTTGCTCCCTCATTCGCTATTGCGGCAACAATGTTGAATGCTGACATTGAGCGAATGAAGAATGAGTTGATTCTCCTGCAAGAAACCCTCTACAGACTAAGCGAAGATAAAATTCAAGATTTTGTGAGGGCAGTCACGGATGGGATGCGCTCCTTCCGGGAGTTGGCATCCGAGGGTAAAACCCTGCGCTACATCATCGACGGATTACAAGTTGGAATGCACGGACTTGCAGGGTTGGGAGTTACTATTCTTGCGGTTAAGTTTGCCGAACTTGTCAAGCACATCATAGAAGCGCAAAAGTACTCAGGGGCACTGCTCGGTACGTTTAAGCAGTTTGCCTCAACCGTGTCGATTATTGGTGCAGCCTATGCAGCCCTCACGGAGTCCCTGCACCAATATAATCTTGAGCAAAGTTCGGCTGCCACTGGCACAAAAGATTTCTTCACAAACTTGCGTCGGGAGTTGAAAGAGACAAATGATGCAGGGAACATAATTATTCGGCTTGAAGAAGACCCGGATGTTAGGAAACTTGATGCTTTTATGCAGGGACTTGCCGAACGGTCAAAAGACGTCCAGACTTGGATAAAGTCAGCCTCCCAAGTAGAAGTTGACGCTTTGCGTGATGCTGCTCTAGCCGCCCAAGATGTTATAACCACTCAACACCGACGGGAAGTCAAGTCTATTGTAGACTCTATGCGGCCTTTGGCTGAAAAGCAACGAATGTTGAAAGCCCTGCACGAAGAATACACAACAGACCTACAAGATGTAAACACGGCCCTACAAGCCAACGTCAGAACTGAAAAAGGCTATAGCCTTGCGTCCGCAGCACTCAACAGACTTCTTGGGAAACAACGGGAAACGCTGCTTGATATTGCTGCCATCAAAATGCGGGACAAAACCGAAGAGGAAGCAACAAAGGCTGCTGAAACTCGCTACAAACCCGACCCAACAACAACACTCAAACGCTCAGACGAACTGGAAGCCGAGGCAACAATACTTGGTGTTCAGGCCAAACGTATGACAGAAATGGGAGATGCTGCTGGCTACCTTAAGGTTAAACTTGGGGAGTTGGATGTGGCACGCCAGGCTGCTTCTGCTAAACTCGAAGAGAAGTTTAAGGCTGACATTGCCATTCAGCAAGAGAACATGAAGGCAATGGATGACTATGTTGAAGCCCAACGCAAAAAGGGAGTTGCAGAAAGCGTAATATGGAATAAGACTGACCTTGACCAAAAACAACATATCCAAGAGCAAATGCTCCGGCTGTTCAAAGAACATGCAGCAGCCCAAGCGAAACTAGAATATGATTTCGGCGAAGAGACACGGAAGGCTCAAGACGACATGCTGAAGATGCGGCTTGACGGTAGTAAGAAGACACTTGATGCTGTCAAAACAGACCTGCAAGAGAAACTTAGGCTTGCCAAAGACTATAAGCGTAACGAAGAACAGATACTTCGTACCGAGATTGAGACAGCCGACAAAGAATTTGCGGCGGGAACACTTGGATTCACAGACTACTACGAGCGACTCGAAGAAGCAAACAAGCGCATAAACGCAATTCAGCAAGAACGACTCGCCCAACAACAATCCATAAACACTGCCCTTGAAGCGCAAAACAACATTCTTACAGAAGCCTCTGCTTCGTTTGACAAGATGATTGTTGCTGTTCGGCGGATGGAGTCTAGCCGGGTTGCCCCACTCCCCGGAACCGAAAACATAACTTCCCCAAAGGGCGCAAGAGGCACTATGCAAGTCACGCCGATTGCATGGAAAGAAGTTGTTGGGGATGTAAAGGGTTATGCAACCGCCACAGCAGTAGAACTTGACCGTGTTGGACAAGAGTATTTTGCAAAACAATTACGCCGGTTCAAAGACTTCCAAGTTGCAGTCATGGCTTATAATATGGGGGACACTCGCACAAGTGCCCTGTATAAACGCCTCGGCATTCAAGAAGGAACACTTGACCCAACAGCTTTGGCTCGTGTGAAAACAGACCCAAGTGTTCCGGAAGAAACCCGTGGGGCTATGGAACGGGCGCAAAACTACTTGTTGGAAGGCAACACGCTCCTGAAGCAACGCCAAGAAACAATCAGGAACATCAGCAATGAATTAAACATTCAGCAAAACATAGAGGAGACAACCGAAGCAGGTAAGCAACGCCTACTGCAACTTGAGACAAAACGCTTAGGTGCGCTGGCAAAGTATACAGACCTTACGGAAAAGATGAAAGAACAGGCTGTTGCTTTGTCTGGCGCACAAGCAGAGTCTAGACTCATACGTTACGAACGGAGTACTGCGGAATGGCGGAAGATGAATCTGGACTTGCTTGCCAAAGGCACAGCAGAACAGAAGCAAAAAGCCGCAATAGAAGAACAAGTGTATCAGACGGGCTTGGCCAATGCACGCCTTCTGACAACACTAGATACTTTGTCGGACAAACAGGCGGGGAAACAGGTGGCTTATGAAAGCCAACTGCAACGCATCCAAACTTTACAATCACAAGGGTCACTGACAGAGTTAGAGGCCGCTATACAAACAGATGCGATTGTTGCTAAACAAATTAAAGACCAAGAAGCCCTTATCGCAAAACTCAAAGAGAAACAAGCAGAAGCAGCCAAAGCAATCCCAGGTGGAATGACCAATGTTGAAGTTACAACAGAGATTGGTAAGGCTCAAGCAACACTTGATAGTTTGCAGCTAAAAAGCACGGAGACTGCCATGGTTATGAAACAAGAGTTGACTCAAGCCTTCCGCCAACCCTTTGAAGCCTTCATCCAAGGAACCTTGTCTGCCGGGGATGCAGCAAAGCAATTTGCCAGCAATGTCTTGCAATCTTTCCAAAGGATTCTTACTGACAAGATAACACAAAGTTTGGCTGATATGTTTATGTCTTCTGGAGCAGGTAAAGGGCTTATGGGGTTTGTTACAGGACTACTTACTGGCTCTCCTACTCCTAGCGCAAAAGGTAACATAGTTCAAAACGGGAGTATAACCCCATTTGCTTCCGGCGGAATAGTAACATCCCCAACCCTATTCCCACTTGCAAAAGGGACTGGACTTATGGGAGAGGCTGGGCCTGAAGCAATCATTCCCCTCAAGCGCAACCGGGAAGGCAAACTTGGGGTTGCAGGCGGACAACAAACATCGTATAATACAGTGAACAACATCTCTGTAACCATAGAAAAGTATACGGGTAATGACAATCCTGAAACTACTGCTGCAAAAATCGCTGAAGCAATATCTAGGAAGATTGCAAAAGAGGAAATTGCATCTGCAAGTCGTAAAGGCGGACGGCTCGCCCCTGTAGGAGCATTCTAAATGGCAAACTTCATAGCGTTACCGCTTCCTGAAAAGATACTTGTTGATGCGTCAAAGACAACGACCTTTCGGACACTCCGTGCTTCTTTTGGTGACGGCTATAGTCAACGTGCCCCTGATGGCATAAATTCCAGAATTGATAGTTGGACTTTGCGATGGGGGGCTTTGACGCCTGCGGAACTACAAGTTGTTGAGGCCGCACTCGATTCTGTCGGGGGTTATGGGGTTTTGCTCTGGACACCTATCGGGGAGACTGTGCAAAAGAAGTTTGTCAACACCAAAGCAACGTACTCACGGACAAGAGTCAATAGCAATGCCTACACGGTGAGCGTAACGCTCGACGAAGTTTTTGACATTCTACCGCCAGCGTAACAAGGATACTTTATGGCTTCCGTCGAATCTCCCTTCATCGAATTATTTGAACTCCATATCCCTGCGGCCATTCCGCTTACTCCCGGCATATCCCGCGACTTCTACTTCTGTAATTCAGGGAATGTTACGTTCACTCGCGGCGGATTACCGCAAGACTATGTTGCCTTTCCAATAGCCATAAGCGGCATTGCCCAAACATCTAACGGTGCGCCACCACGGCCTAAACTTAGCCTGTCTACAGTTGACTCGCTGATTAGTCAATTAGCCTTTCTTTACTCCGACATCGTAGGAACAAAAGTAGTTTACATACGGACATTTAGTGAGTACCTCACTAGCGGGATTGGTTCCTACCCACTAAACATGGAGATACTTGCTAAAACAAGTCATAATAAGAATGGCCTTGAATTTGAACTACGGTTTCCAACTGACAGAGAAACAGATTATCTTCCAAAGAAACAGATGCTTAGGAATGAATACCCTGGTATGGGGACAAATAAGAGGGCGATGTAACAATGGTTGCAAGTAATGACTTCAAGAACTTGTCGGCTGAAACGTGGGAGCAAATAGCTGAACTAGCCCTGTCCCGCTTTCCAAAAGAACTATGCGGGGTACTGCATGGCGGTGAGTTTATAGAACTTGAGAATATCGCAGAAGAACCTGAAACATCCTTCAGGTTTGACCCTGCACAGTATGTTCACTATGAATCTTGCGACGCAATAATCCATAGCCATACGAAGAAACATAAGCGGGCTTATAGGCTAGACCTCCGCACTCCGTCACGTGCCGATAGAATTGGCCAGATTGAAAGTAACAAGCCTTGGGGAATAATTGCAACGGATGGAAACAGCGTTATGGAACCTATTTGGCTTCCAAGGACGCCGAACAATAGCTATTTGGGCCGCCCCTTTATATGGTTTATCAACGATTGCTACACCCTTGTACAAGACTACTACTTACATGAGTTCGGCATCCGTCTGATAGACCATGCACTTGAGTTTGACTATATGCAGGGGCACCGTTTGCAAGACAAGGTATTTGAGAAATACATTAGTGCAGCGGGCTTCGTCGAACGGGATGTTGTAGGGGAACTTCGCAAAGGAGAGTTGCTGTTGTTGAATCATGCCGGTGTTGAACAGTCCCATCTAGGTATTTATACAGGGGGTACTGTCTTGCATCAAGACATACTGTCTACAGTAGTTTCCATTGACAGAGTATACCACAAGATAAGTAGAGTGCTGACGCATCCTGCCGTTAAACTGGAGGCTGTATGATAGTTATGCCTATGGGGAAATATGATGTTTTTCCAAAGAAAGAAATACCTGCAACCACGCTACGACAACTTCTTGCTGGACTTCGCAGGGAATATGGCCAACACTTTATACAATCTGTCCGTGGGCACGCAATACTGTTTAGCGGTGACACAAGCGTACCGCCCCTTGCACTTGTCGAGCATGGCTTTGACATTGATATAAGTGCTTATGGGTATCTTGGGATAGTGCCGGAAGTAACGGGGAATGAGCCATTTTCATTAACTGCTATTGCGGCAAATATAGTAGCCTACTCCGGAGTTGTTTCCGCATTCAGTTTATCTGCAAGTACAGCACTTTTTCTTGTTGATGCCGTTGTACTTGTCTTACAAGTAGGTCTTGCAATCGGCCTTGGTATGCTTGCCCAAGCAATATCACCAACGCCTACAACAAAAGATGCTAAACAAGCACAAAAGCGTGAGTCTAGCCTATGGAATGGTAACCAAGCAACAAATATAGAAGGTAGTGTGCTACCAATGGTATTTGGTAGCCCTTTTTGTGGCGGCGGGGTTATGGTAGCCAATAGTCTTACGACAGAAGACGTTTCACTTATCACGCCAACTACTCCTATACAGCCATGACAAGTCCTTTCACGCACAAAAGCAACACCGGAACCGGGCTAACTATTTACGGTGAGGGTAAAGGTGGTAAAGGCGGTGGAAGTGCCCCGATTGAAGAAGATGATACTCTTGCAAGTAAACAAGTATTGCGTGTGCTGTATGCCGTTAGTAATGGGCCAATACACTCCGTGCAAGAAGTTTACATAAATAGAGTTAAACTAGCACAAGATGCCGACGGGAAGTATAACATACCTGGGGTAATAACAGACTATCGTGACGGGGCTATTGTACAGGCCGTTATACGGGGGTTTTCAGCAGTAGAAGCGATTTCCGACATAGCGACACCCCTAAAGGTTCGGAAGTCCGGCAACCAGTATAGAATAATACCTGTCCCTGCCTCCCGCGATAGACTTCGCATAACTATGGTGTTAGACAGCCTGCGGTTTGTAGATGAAGACGGTAACATTAGGAAGTATGAAGTTAGCTTTTCCTTTGCAACAGGGCTTAACAATACCTATAGCTCATTCGATATAGGTTCTAAGCAAACTGTTACCAAGTCAGGTAAATCCTCCGGGGCGTACGCATTCGATGTAATCGTTGAAAAGCCATTAGCAGCAGAACTTGTAACTACCCCTTGGTACGTCCTGGTTGAGCGTGTCACAGAAGATGATGACGACACTATCACGAAACGAACAAAGTATTCGTCTGCAACGATTGCCGCCCTCACTGAAATAACAGACGTTAAACTCACATATCCTACTACTGCCCTTATAGGGATGACATTTCTAAAGGCTAAACGATTAGGCGGGGCATTCCCTGACCTTATTTATAAAGTACGTGGGATACTTGTGCCTGTGCCGAGTGCAACCTATTATACCCCCGAAACAGGAGTATACTCTGGTATATGGAATCTGACAAGTTGGGCAAACATAGGCTACCCAAGTGCTAATCCTGCCTGGCAAATACTGTACTTGTTACGCGATACTACTTTCGGGTTAGGTATTAGCGACAGCGATATAGACATTGGGGCATTCTATGCTTTTGCAAAGTATTGCGACGAAGCCATACCTATGTATGAGTTTACCCTTAACGAGGCTACGGGCCAATGGACGTATAAGCAAACGGGTACAAGAAGACGCTATGAACTCCACAACCAGTTTAATGAAAGGGAACCGGCTATACAAATGCTGGCCTATTTCTATAGTGCAGGTATAGCGCGTCCAACAATTAGTAAAGAGGGTTTACATTCTGTTGTTTGGGACAGGCCACGGCTTCCATCAATACTTGTGACGAATAACAATGTTGTTGACGGGGTGTTTACTTATGGGTCAAACTCACTCGATGAAAGGTATACTACTGTAACGGCCATATACAACGACATAAATGAAGTTGGGAAAACTACTACTGTAACTGTTCCGCTTACGCCTTCACAAGATTACTGGGAAGCCGAGGAAAGGATACTGGCAGCAAGATACGGGTACAAGTCCCTAGACTTACCCCTTATAGGCTGTTATAATCGTGACCAGGCGATAGTTAAAGCACGTTGGGCACTCTACAGGAACTCTATCCTAACGGAAACATTGGCATTTGCCGTGCTATTTGACGGATTGTCGTTTGAAATAGGGGATATTATACAAGTAATGGATGAGTTCCGCAACGCAAGTGCTATGCAGGGAAGGATAGAAATAGCAATGCCTGATAGCAAAGAACTTATGTTGGACAGGACGCTTACGTTTGTTGGCGGCACTACGTATACAATTCATTACTATTCTGCCTCATTTGGGCTAACCAGTAAGCAAATAGTGCCGTATAGCGCGGCTACTGATACCGCAAACGGGGTTATGCTTGCCTCATGGGTTCCGCCTATCCCGGAATCCCCATTTATAATAACATCGTCTGCAACCGCTGGTACGCTTTGGGAAATAGTAGGGCTTTCTGTCAGTGAAGACACACAACAAATAGCTGTTAGTTGTGTCGCGTATAGCGATGCTCTCTACGGGTATCTATACCGCCCTGCTCGTATGGCAGCCAAACCCATCTATGAATCTGTTGCTGCAAGTTCCTACGCTTGCCCGCCTCCAGAATCCCTCGAAGTCATTATTGACGAAGATGACACGATAAATAAGAATATAACGCTGACTTGGGAATGGTTTAACTCGGAAGAAGAAAGGGACAAGTATAAGGCTATGAAAACTGCCGCCCTTAGTAATGCTGACATTACCCCGTATATCCCAAACCCTTATAGCCCTGAGTTTCAAGTATGGTATCGGCATGTATCAACCGGCGATACCTATACTAAACTTGAAAACATCGTCAATAGGTCAGTGGAAATACCAATGGCAAAAGAGGGTGAGTATGAGTTCAATGTATTTGCCATAAACGGTAAAGGTCTTGTGTCGAAAGCAGCAACATACGTTTACAACCATGTACTCCGTGATGTTGAGAGCATATCTTTTAATTTTGCAAACATAGCCCCTAATGCAAAAGGCATCCTACAGGGGCAGTTAATAGCAAAACGCTACGAAGTTGAACTTGTTAAGGTAAGTGCGCCTTGTAGGCTTAGGCTTTATAAAGAAGTTAAACAAGACACGCAATATACGATACCGTCAAGTGAGCTAGACAGGTTGGCAAGTGAAGCAATTATACCTATTGCGGCGGTAACAAATAGCTACGCCCCTTTCCTAGACATTACACTTGAAGAAGGTGGGACGTATGACTTCGATGCTGTTAGGTCTAAAGCAATTCCAAAAGGGGCAAGCAGCACCATTTCCTACGACGCGCCACTTTATAACAGAAAAACAACCGTAGTTGTCACTAACATTAGTGAAGTAGCTACAAGCATAGACGTAACTGTATGGTATAGGGTATTAGCATGACCGCATCAATGACAGTGCCCAACCGTGGGCAAACACTTTCGTCAATTATATCTTCGGTTAAATCCGCGCTTGGGTCATCAGCCACGCTGGATGTTGGTATAGGTTCGAATGAAGTTCCATTAAATGCTTATCTTGGGGCACTTGCATACACAAATGCAGACGAATTAAGCCTAAGCTATTCGCAAATAACAGATGTTCCTGTTGATTTCTCACCAGCAACAAGTGTGACTTCGGTCTCCCTTGGAACAGGGAATAAAACTTTTACCATTCAGGCGGCCCGCTCTCTAACTATTGGGATGAGCGTAAAAGTAGCCCTTACAAGTAACCCCTCTACATGGATGCACGGGGATGTAACGGCCTATAATCCGGTCACCGGAGTCTTGTCTGTAAATGTAAATATGTTTAACGGACAAGGAACTTATGCAGCATGGACAATTAGTCTTTCTGCCCCACCAATGCCTCTGTTAGGACAACTCGCTTCTGGTGAGGAAATAGACATATCTGCCACGCACGCACTTGCCATTGCCAGCACAACTGCAATACCAGTGGCAAATGCTACTGCTCCAGGCGGAATAAAGTTAGGGTTTTCCCAGACAGGACTACATTATGCTGTTACATTAAATGAGGCTCTTCAAGCGTACGTGCATGTACCTTGGTCAGATACGACGTATAGTTTGTCCGCAGGTGTTGCTAAAGGGACTGTTGTTTTTACAGCGTCCGACGGGACTGCCCAAACCATAAGTATTCCGGGATTAGAAAGTGCTGCCTATACACGAGCAGATACATACGTTCAAAAGTGGGAGGCAGGGGCACTTGCTTACAGAAACACAATAGACTATAGTGAAGTTACAGGAACCCCTGTAATTCCAGTACAGGAAAAAGCTGACTGGGAACAGGTTGCAACTGACCAACTGTCTTACATACAAAACAAACCGAAACTTGCAACAATAGCAACAAGCGGTAAATACACTGACTTGCTGGACAAGCCGGACTTGTCAGTTTATGCCGAAGAATGGAAACTAGGGGCACTTGCATACGAAAACGCCGACGACCTACAGATTGACTACGAACAAATAATAAATGTACCTGTTGACTTCTCTCCGGCAACAAGCACAACTTCACTTACACTAGGCACTGGGGTTAAAACATTAACAATCCAGCAGGCACGCTCCCTAACTGTTGGAATGAGTGTTAAACTTGCACTTACCAGTAGTCCTACTGTTTGGATGCACGGAGATGTCACTGCATATAATGCCACCACAGGCAGCCTTTCTGTAGATGTAAACATATACAATGGACAAGGTACGCATTCTGGCTGGACAGTCAGCCTATCTGCTCCACCTATGCCGATACTTGGGTTGTTGGCATCCGGCGATGAAATAGATATATCCGCAACACGTGCGTTAGCTATTGCCAGCACAACTGCTATTCCAGTAGCGAATACTGTCGCTCCTGGTGGGATAAAAATAGGGTTTGCAGCAACAGGGGTACAATACGGTGTGCAACTCGATGCGGAGTTGAAGGCTTATGTACAAGTCCCGTGGACAAATACGACGTATAGTTTTGCTTCCGGTACTACCGACGGCGCATTTACAGTAACGCCTTCTGGAGCCTCGCCTCTCTCAATCCAAATTGCAGGGCTTAAAAGTGCTGCCTATACCCTCAGCAGTGACTACGCTAAAGCAGAACATAGTCATGAAGTGTATGTTGAAAAATGGGCATTAGGGGGACTCGCCTACAGAGATACCATTGACTATGCAGAAGTAAGTAATACTCCGGCACCACAGGTTAATGCAGATTGGAATAGCGTCGCTACGGATTCGCCTGCGAGAATACTTAACAAGCCTAGTCTAGCGACTATTGCCACAAGTGGGTTATATGCTGACTTGCAGGGCACACCTGACCTTAGCGTTTATGCTAAAAGATGGGAAATAGGGGCACTTGCTTACCGGGACAACATTGATTATAGTGAGATTAGCAACACCCCTACTATTCCGGCTGCACAAGTACAAAGTGATTGGAGTGCAGCAAGCACAGACGCCATCTCTTACATAAAAAACAAACCGATATTAGGAACTGCTGCAAGCCGTAACATAGGTACTACTTCAGGACAAATACCCGTACTAGATGCAAATGGTAAACTTGTAACAAGTATTCTTCCAGGAATGGCATTAACTAGCGTAACCCCAGTAGCTACTGTGGCGGCTATGAATGCTCTTACCGGAGTAGAAAGCGGTGATGTCGCAGTAGTAGCAGATGTACGAAAATCATACGTGTATAATGGAAGTGGCTGGACTGAGTTACTTACGCCAACAGATGCAGTAACAAGTGTCGCAGGGAAAACGGGGGTTGTTACACTTACGAAAAGTGACGTAGGTCTGCATCTTGTAGATAATACAAGTGACGTTGGCAAGCCCTTAAGCACTGCTATGATTGCGGCTTTGTCTGCAAAACAAGATATTTGGGCTTTAGGAGCTTTAGCCTATCGTGACTGGATTGATTATGCGGAGTTAACGAACTCACCAACAAAACTTAGTTCGTTCACGAATGATAGTAGTTTTCTCACAGCGGCTACACTTACAACAGACGTTTTACCCAGTATTCCGCCGAGTAAACTACAAACACTGACAACTGATAAACTCCCGACAATTCCTGTAAGTAAACTTGCGACGCTTACAACGGACGTTATACCTAGCCTACCTACAAGTAAGGTAACAGGGTTAGGTACTGCGGCAACGAAAAACATTCCTGCAAGTGGGGACGCAGGGACAACTGAAGTAGTTTTAGGGAGCGATAGTAGGCTTGTGAAACCGGTGGATGTTAGTTGGGCATTCGGAGCAATGGCCTACCGAGATACTATAGAATACAGTGAGTTATCAGGCCAACCTACTATTCCAGCCGCCCAAGTACAAAGTGATTGGAATGCCACGAGTACAAGTGACCTGACGTATATTAAAAACAAGCCAACACTAGGTACTGCTGCAAGCAAAAACACGGGAACAGGTGGTGGTAATGTTCCCCTGTTGGACAGCCTTGGGAAACTTTCAAGCAGTGTTATACCTTTTGGCATTACCAGTAGTTCTGTTGCTTATGGGAACCATACACATACTATCTATGCAGCTGTTGACCATACTCATACAGGGTATTTGTCTGCGGTTCCAACGGCAGCCGATACTGTTACAGGCGGAGTAAGGACAGGATATACTGAATCAGGAACTACTTATGCGGTTAAACTAGACGCTAATTCTAAAGCGTATGTAAATGTTCCTTTGGCAAGTCATTCTCATACAGAGTATTCTAGTACGTACCATTCGCATAGCAGTTTTAGCAACGACTTACTTATAAATAGCCTGACTTGTGGTAGAGGTAACGGCAATAGTACGTCTAATGTTGCTTTTGGATATAACTGTTTCAAAGCTAATTCAGGAACGCATAATATAGCTATAGGAAATGAAGCACTGAAAAATAACACAACGGGCACGCGAAATACCGCAGTTGGAAGCCAAACTTTTGGCTCCCTAACAGCCACTAGTGACAATACCGGTATTGGTTACGGGGCACTTAACGGCACGACAGGGACGGAAAATACTTGCGTAGGGTCTTATGCAGGGTATCTTACAACTTCTGGTGGCTATAATACCGTTATTGGAAGTAAGGCTTTTTACACAAACACGGCTGGTTACGGCAATACCATTTTAGGCGCATCTGCTGGCAATGCGTTAACAAGTAATTTTAACGTAATACTAGGTTATAAAGCGGCAGAATTTTTAGGTGCATCAGATAATAATACTATAGTTGGGTATAATACCGCGCAGAACCTAGTTAATGGAACACAAAACACTGTAATTGGAAGTAGGATAAATACAGGTAATGTGTCAAACCACGTATTTATTGGTGATGGTGGGGGGAATATAAGGGCAAAACATGACGGCACTGATTGGATAATGAATGGTCGCGTGTATGCCACAGGGTTTTCTTTCAATTCGTCTAATATGCTGTTAGGAAGTGGCGCAGGGAACTCAATAACAGCAAATGCAGCAAGAAATGTTGCTATAGGTCAAGACGCACTGCGAGCTAACGTACAAGGGTCTGGAAATGTCGCCATTGGGAGCAATGCTCTATACGCCTCTGGTGGGGGTAGTAACATATCCATAGGTGAGAACTCTCTCAATAAGTATACCGGGTCAACATCTATAGCAATAGGGGCTTATGCACTACAGGAAAACATTTGTGATATAGGGAATATAGCCATTGGCTATGAAAGCCTAAAAATGGCAAAAGTTAGAAATGCAATAACTGGCTTAATCTCTGTTACAACAGGCAGTACCATAGTAACAGGGCATTCCACTTTATTTCTATCTGAGTTGTCCGTCAATGCCTTTATTGGTACAACTTCTGGGTATTTTTTAGGGCAAATAGGCTCAATTCAGTCAAACACCCAACTTACGCTGAAATCTGTATCAAATTATACCTTGTCTTTTGTAGGGCTAAATAACCCTAATGTTGTATTTGCCTACAATCTTGCTATAGGGAATTACTCTGGAAACAGAATCAGCACGGGTACAAATAACTTTATTATAGGCAGTAACTCTGGGAAAAGTTTAACTACAGAAAACAATAATTTAATTATTGGCTCGAATACTTCAACTGATAATAGTGGGAACTATGGTATAGTCAATGTTGGCGGCAGCACAGGTGGAGGTAATACCGTAATAGGCAGCGACCTATTAAATAACATTAAAATCTCTACAAACAACAATGTTTTTATTGGGTCTAATGGAACAATCAGAGCTAGATACTACGGCGATACCAGTAAATGGGAGTTTATAGGGCCAATACAAAAATTAAGACAAGCCCATAACAGTGGGGTTCTTATAACTTCTGGTGCAATAGAATTAGACTGCTCTGTTTATCAGTCCTTTTGGGTGCATCGCACAGCAAACATTACTAGCATAAATATAATCAATGCCCAAGGCCCAGAGTTTATAATTAGAATCTATTTCCAATCCGACTCCGCAGGAACCCTTAGGACAGTATCTTGGCCATCATCATTCAGGTGGATGAATGCTACAGCAGATACGCTTACGCAAACGGCAAACAGAGTTGATATAATGGAATTGTCTACATTAAATAATGGAGGTACTTGGTATGTATTACGCAACAGACAAAATGTTTCTTTGTAAAATAGGTGAAATATGTTTAAGCAGGCAGAATTAGTTGAACTTAGAAGAAGTAGAAGCCTAGAGGGGGCTATTACTGGAGTCGCCTTTACTGTAAGAATTGAAGATACCCATAATGGAAGTATCTTATATGAAATAAAGTTGGATGACTCTGAATTGGCCAACGTCTTAGCTATAGAGAATAAGCAGCAGCAGGGGGAATATGTTAAGGCTTTACTTGCTCCTAAGATTAAGATGATTTACGCTAATTGGGAACTGACGTTTCCGAAAGAGCGTATAAATGGGGCAGACGTTGCTGAGATGTTCGGAGTGACTCCCGTTATCACAGCGGAATAACCTTAAAAGGTTGCAGAGGGTTTTGGTACAAATATGTTAACTGAATTGTGAGGTAAGATATGGCTATAACATCCCCAATTATAAACTTAGTTGCTCATCCTAAGATGGTGCTACCTAAGCTGTTTACGTTTACGAGAAACTCTACTGGTTTCTACATGACACAACAGGAAACCTTAAAAGTCGCACAAAACAACGTTCCTCGTCTTAGTTTTGACAACAAGTCTGATGAGTTTCTCGGGCTAATGCTAGAGGGAGCCGCAGTAAATAGGCTTAAAAACTCTAATATCCCAACACGAGATTTTACTGGGGCATCTTGGACAAAAACAAATGTTACGGCGGCTGCAACGTATCAAGGAGTTAGAGATTCCTCGGACGTTTCCGCAACAAGTAGGCTTGCTACTTCGGCTACTACAGGAGCATCCACTGGTACTATCACGGCGACTGTTACAGGGTTAACCATTGGTGCGGCTTATACAATCTCAGTGTATGTTAGACGGGTAAGCGGAACCGGTGCGTTTAAGTTTATTGTGAATGGTTCAGTACAAGGTACAGATAAGTCTGCTACGAATACAACGGAGTTTTACCGCTACTACACAAAGTTTACTGCAAATGCAACGACTTCTGTTGTTGGTTTAAGCCTTCCTGCAAACTCTGTATTTATCTTTGACTACATGCAGGTAGAGCAAAACTTTCTAACAAGTGTTGTTCCGGGGTCGGGTGCGTCCAATAGTCGTTCATCCGAAGCCCTTACGATAAGCGAAGATGATGCCGTTGAGTTTATTAAACCGTTTGCCGGAACATTCTACTTCAGTATGAGGTTTAACGAAAATGTTGAAAAGATTGCGAATCAATCTACTTCTATTGCAGCTATAGGTAATATAAATAGCCCCGAATTTGGGAATATCCATACTGCCCGCATTACTATGGGAGTCTCAACTGGCTCTACTGTTGCAGACAATAAGTTTACTTTTACAGTAAGTGGGGACACAGCAACAGCAACACAAGCCACAAAAACAGACCGAGAAATACATAAAGTTGCTATAACCTACCAGACTAATGGTAAGATTAGGATATGTGTTGACGGTCAAACCCCTGTAGAGTCTAGTGCAACTTTTATTAAATGCCTGTCAGCAACATCTTACGGCGAAACCTGGTTAACCCTAGCAGACATCAACGGTGGGTTACTCCATTTCGCCTACTTTGGAACTGCTTTTGGTAATGCAGACCTAATCTCCCTCACATCCTAACCCCAACAGGTAATCCTATGAAACTCAACCTCCCTGCTGCAAAAGCCTACATACTTGCCAGGCTTCGTGAAGCATCAACATATCGCGGCCTTGTCCTCATCCTAACCGCCCTTGGGGTTAAACTAAGCCCTGACGAAGGCGAAGCCATAACCATTGTTGGGCTTGCTCTAAGTGGCCTGCTCGGGGTCACACTATCAGACACCCCTCCGAAGGCTCCAAAATGACGCCAATAATTATCCTGGCCCTAGCCCTCCTGCTCCCCACTGCTTCTACTGCCGACCCACTCCCGAACACCCCTACAATTCTCAGGGTTATTGACGGTGATACTGTTGTAGTTGCGGCCCCGTGGCTGCCCGACCCTCTTGAAAAGTCTATTGCTGTACGGTTTTGGGGCGTAAATACCCCGGAAGTATATTCCCGTGACCCTGCGGAACGAAAAAAGGCCCGTGAAGCAAGACTATTCGTAGAATCTATGCTTCAGGGCCATTCTTACAGAGTAGAGTTCATCGAACCTGACAAATACTTTCGCATTCTCGGGAAAGTGTGGGTAGACGGCTCTGACTTATCCGACTTGTTGATTGAACGGGGTTTGGGGGTTCCTTATCTTCCGTGACTCAGTAGTTCATTGCGCCAACCATCTATTTGGTCAAGTGTGACAGTCTCATCAAACGTAAGTTTCGACCCGGTTTGATATTCTGTCACATGGGATTCAAAGAAGTTCTTTTCCTTCTTCAACTCTATCATCTCACTGAGCCACGGAAGTACACTTTCGGTGACACCGAACACTGGGGATACCCCTACTTGGCGCAAGCGTAAGTCTGCAAGATACTTTGCATGGTCAATGTGGAGTTGGGCAGAATAACCTGCAACATCCCGAATACAAGCATTGGCGTAGGCTGCTTCGGCCTCTACAAGTTCCAAAAACATATCCTGGAATGCGGTTGCGAGAAGATTCCCTGATAAGTTGTTTTCTGCAATCAAGCCTTTGACAAGATTGGCTCCCCACTGGAAATGCGTAACTTCGTCTTTGGCTATGTACTGGAGTTGTTCGCATGTACCGGGCATAAGTCCCCGACGGCCAAGTGCAAATATGGGGCTAAAGCCATGGTAGAACCATAAGCCCTCCCAACAAAGGTAGAAGAAGGCTATGCCAAGGGTTTTGGAAAACGGGTCGTCTTTCATAAGTTCGGCAGCATATCGGTTCCCAAGTTCAAACTTCTGAAGAATGTATGGGCGTTCCTTGTAACGGTGATACACGGATTCGTCGTTTAGGGCAAGGCATTCTATGATGTGCTGGTAGGAATAGGAATGT